ACAATTATCCCTATAAGTGGAAAGGTTGACCTATTCTACAAAGACGAATATTTTCAGGAGTCGGACAATGAATAGATTTAAATTCGTCCAGGACATATTACTTTATACAGCCGTAGGCTTATCTTTTGTTGTATTACTTTTACTAATAATTTTATTCTTTTTGCCGTATTATTTATGCAGAGCATTACTGATACGTTTTGAATCTTGGCAAATGAACAGATAGGAGATAAACAAATGAACTTAAAAAACTTAGACAAAGTATGGCGACAAAACTGCCCCGAAGAATTTAATGGAGTAGCAAGGAAGATCAAAAGACCTGAACGCTGGGAAATAATGTTAGACAACCACAACAGAAGAAAGCTAATAGCTTCCAACCAAGATCAAGAGGATTAGTTGATAAATAACAGCAACCTCGATATAGTGCAGGAGTGGTACTTGTTGGATTCAATGAATAATCTTCTCTACTCTCCTAAAAGTATGTATCTAGTGAGTACCACACCCTCATGAGTTTCTTGCTAGGTATGGCCATATTCCTTTATGTCCTGATATACATACTAGACAGACCTAATCAGAACTAATCTCAACATCCTCAATCATTACCTTTGTATCTGCCGTCAGTAGATCTTCCTTTTCTAACGCTTCCAAACTATCAGCTTCGTCTTCCTGCCTGGTAAGATCTGGGAGATCCCCAGTCTTATTAGCTACCGCGATACTCCCCATCAGTTGTTCCAGGCGTTTCTCTACCTCCTCCCGACTCATTTGATCTACTTTCCCGAACATAACTTCCTTCCTATCTACAACCAGGCCCCCGACTTTAAGCAAACTGTTTTGAGCCGATATTGCAGCATTAAAAGATCCAGCCTCCAAAGCCTTGTCCCGAATATCATAAAGATCCTGGACAGCCCGATCATAATTCAACTCATACTTCTTCTTAGCCTCATTCATAAGATAGTTATACTCTTTACGAATAGTAGGATGGTTCATGAGTTTATTGGCAGACTGCCTAGCGTCTTTGTAGCCAGCCTTATGAGCGCACTCTACAAGAGATAGCCGAGGATTGTTTACGGCTTGCCAGATGAAGTTTCTTTGCCTTCTGTTGAGGGAGTTGTCTAGGTTAGCGAATTCAATGGGAGCTTCTTCTTCAGAAGCAAGGATGGGTTCGTATTCTAATTTGTTTTTTCTATATCCCATACAGTATTTAGCAGTTTAGAGTCAGAGTGTTTATATAATACATACCCCCACATTACCCTAAAGTGTATGGAGAGGATACCTTACTACGATTTATGCAGTCAAGATATTCTTATATTATTATCTGTATCTCCTTATTTCCTGTGACAAAAATGAAAAAAATAAAATAATCTTCAAACCCGCATACTTACAGGCTTTTTAATGTCATGCATTTATGACAATAATATGACAATAATAGGTTAATCGTTATCCGGAGTAAATAATTCGACATAAGTCTCATCTTCCGGGACATCTACGTACTGATCTATAACCTCATCAAGCATAACCATCATCTCTTTATCGTTACCTAAAATCTTTTGAAGACTCCAGATACAAAAACTTAAAGAAGTAAGCACAATACTGAGCTTATCTTCTCCCCGAGATGTAAAGTTGTTGAACATGTTTTCTAACCTTTTTATCGCCTCTGATAAAGTTGGCTTGGTCATCTTGCTTTGTATTGGCACTACTTTTAATGTCATTAATTAACTATAACCTACTATTCCGATACCTTATCTATATTTTTTCCTCTTATATCTTGCGACTCATCTACCATCTTCTTCAGCCTGCCATATATATCATGAATTAATACAGAATAACTTCCTTTATCAATAGAAGTTTTGTTGTCGTACGCATTAGATTCATTCTCAATGCAATAATCTAAATACACATTTAAATCTTTAATCTTTTCAATTAAATCTTTATACGTGCAATTAGGACAGCCATAACCTTTTAAATGCTCGTCTGGAGTAGCTAAAAAACTACCATGACCAGGGCACTTAATTGTAATATCCTTGTCCATTTCTACATATTTATCTTCTTTTGTTTCCATTTGTAACCTCCTAAATTACTAAGTGTAGACATTATAGAGGTTATCTTATAAAATAACAATTCACATATTTCATTAACATTTACTTTAGGAGGGTACTATGAATATAAGAAAAGAAATAGATGCTATTATTGAGACATCTACCGATAACCTACACAATCGTGTAGAACAAGAACTTACAAAAGATAAGCTCAATTATACTTTGTTTAATCTACAAACAAATATATCTGAACTTACGCAATGTGTTAAAGAACTTACTGACGCACTTGATAAATTAGAGGAAGCATCATGAATAAATTACCAGAAATATTAGAAAAAGAAGAGCATGTAGTTCTAGGGGACGCAATATACTTTCCAGATATGGAACACAACTTCTATCACCAGGTACCAGGAGTATCATCATCAAACATTAGAAGATTTGGTCAGAGCCAGCTTCATGCTTTTGAGGAAGACAATGATACAACTCCAGCTATGAAGTTCGGAACCGCAAGTCATTCACTTATTGTTGAGGGCGAAGAAGCCTTTGTTAATGATGTGGTTTGCCTAACCGGATCTCCGTACACCAATGCCAATAAAGAGCTAAAGAAAGAATATGAAGACAGGGGCCTGACCGTCATTACTTCTAAAGATAAGCAAACTATATACGGCATGAAGGAGGCCTTGATACCAGAGGGAGTCAAACATCTATCGGCAAGCAAAGGAGAATACCCAGAAGTATTTAACTCCCCATTTGAAAGAGCAATCTTTTGGTGGGAAAAGGATCTATTGCTTAAAGTTAAATCAGATGTGCTTAGATACCCTTTAGATGCTTCTAGCGATCCTAAATCAATAATCCTGGTGGATTACAAGACTACCGTTGATTGTTCTGTTAGAGGATTCACATCATCCATTAGAAAATATCAGTACGATTTACAAGCCGCTTGGTACAAACGTGGTTATGAAAGAGCTGGGTTTAACGTAGTTGATTTTTTATTTGTGGCACAAGAGAAGAAGAAACCGTTTGCAAGTAAAGTCTTTAAAATGAGTCACGATGATATGACTGCTGGCTGGTTAAAACTTGAGCACTTACTAGGAGAGTACAACGCAGTATTAGATGGCAAGGAAGCTACGATATACAACTCACCCAGTATCGTTAATGTAGATTTAAAAGGGTGGGGCGAATGAAAGATCAATCAATGGAAGACTTCTTATTTACCCACAAGGTATATAAAGAAGCACAAATTAATTTTTTAAAAAAAGGGTTACAAGGTTCAGCAGAAAAAATGTTAGATCAAGTTGCAGATTCTTTTAACTACACTAAAGATAATCCTGACATTAAAGAATTTTTTATGAACAAGATTGCACAAAATCTGTTAGTTGATCTTAAAGAAGGATTGATGAATAACGATCTTGAAAATGTTGATTTAACAAAACTTACCAATGAGAAAACATGAATATTAATAATATAGAAGAAATCAGGTGTATCACGCTTAGGCAAGATTTAGAAAAACTTTTAAAAGAATATGGATTTAGTGCTGTATCAATTGCTAAATATATAGGCAATGGAATAAGTGACAGAGCAATTAGGGAGTTTGCAAACAATAAAAGAAAACGTCTTAATTCGCACAACTTTGCTTTGCTAACCGAATGGACAACTGAAGTTATGGAAGAAATAAACAGACTAGAACAGGAGGAGACATGAGTAAAGATATAGTAAACCAACCACCACACTACAAGAATGGTGAAATAGAATGTATAGATGCAATTAGATCTATGCTTACGGCTGATGAGTTTAAGGCTTATTGCAAAGCTAATGCGGTTAAGTACATCTGGAGAGAAGATCTAAAAGGATCTAACATCCAGGATCTGGAGAAGGCCGTTGTTTATCTTAACTGGGCTATCGAACGATTAAAGAATATTTAAACAAACCACCAGGACAAAAAAAAGGGGCATAAAGCCCCTTTTTCTTTGGTGCTACTTAGAACGGAGGTTTATCTCCTTGAACAGCAGGTTTCATTTCTGAAGGTTCCATCTTGATGATTTTAGTCTTCAAAGAAGTTACAGCTTCGCCCTCGTTATTATTCCAGTTATCTTCAAATTGCCTAAGACCAACTTTAAGTGTTTTACCTATAAAGTCTTTAGCAAAATCCGGTAACTTTTTAAATCCACAAGTAATAGCAAGTCTACTAAATATCTCACTTGCTATGCTTTTTGATTTTTCATTAGCAGACCACAAGTTATACCATTCTTGATGATCTCGGTAGTTACCGCCATCAATTTGAAATGTTATCTTCTGGGTCCAATTGCCGCTGTTAGATTTGTATTTCTCAGCAGCAACAATCTTTGCCTCGTATTCACCAGTCGGAGCAACTTCAGGACCTTTTGATTCCATTTGCTCCGCATTCTCGAAAAAATCAACATCATTAAAATCTGACATTATTTACTCTCCTTATTTTCAATATTTACAGAAAACCCTAATTTTTTGATTAGGGCAGTTAAATTTGGCTCCTC